CAGGTCGAGGGCGACCGACTTGCGAAAAGAAGCCGCCTGACTCTTCGGGAGATAGGACGGTGGCGCCGGCAGGCCGACATCGATCTTCCATTTGCCGGGGGTGACATAGTGGATCGGCACCTGTAGGGCCGAGACGACGCCGACGCAGATTCCGAAGGCCATCCCGAAACGGAAGGTCGAGGACAGGCCCTGGCCGGGACGGGAGCTGACCCTCTCGATCACCGCCACGTCAGGGTTGAAATTTGTGATCATCGCTCCCAGCGCAGTCGCATCGAGCCAGGCCTTGCCGACGCCGTGGGGCCGGGTGGTGGGAAGGTCGTCGGACCACATCACCGCCCTGCCATCGACCACACGCCGAAAGGCTATGCCCCCGGCGATGCCGGGATCGATGCCGCAGATGCAGTGGGTCACGCTGACCTAGCCGCTTCGACGAGCTTCTCGATCCGCTGTTTCTGGTGCGCCTTGTCGCCTTTCGCTTCCAGATAAGCCCAGGCCGACTCCTCGAGGATGGAGGTCATCGACCGGCGCTCGATGGCGCCTCGCATTTTGAGGGCGTCCGAGAGGATGATGCTCAAGTTGATGGTGGTGCGGTGTTTGCCTTCGGGGATGGTGCCGGTTTTATGGGTGGGTGCTGCCATAAGAAAATCCTAATGTGGTGTATAGTCTCTTGACATACCACTTCGCTGTCCATATACCTAGATAGACAAATGGTCTACAGACGAAAAAAAGGGAGAGAGAGATGGCCAAGCACAAAACTGACGAGGGCCAGCCGCACAAAGGCCAGTACGTTGCCTATCTCCGCGTCTCGACGCGGGAGCAGGGCCGGTCAGGTCTCGGCCTCGACGCCCAGAAGGCGACCATCAACGACTACCTCGACGGCGGCGACTGGAAGCTGATCGAAACCTTCACCGAGGTCGAGAGCGGCAAGAAGGGAAGGGCGGGGCGTCCGCAACTCGACGCCGCCCTAAAGCTCTGCAAGAAACAGAAGGCCACCCTCATCATCGCCCGCATCGACCGGCTGGCGCGGAACGTCTATGTCACCGCCTCCCTTTACGAGGCCGGCATCAGCTTCATCTGTTGCGACTATCCCGACATGGACAAAACCCACATCTATCTCCTGTCGATGATGGCCGAAAAGGAGGCGGAAAACATCTCCATCCGCACCACGGCGGCCTTGAAGGCGGCGAAGGCGAGGGGCGTAGTCCTCGGCAACCCTGACTGTGCAGAGATCAGCAAGCTGGGCGTCGCGGAGGCCAGGAAAATAGCCGACGCCCATGCCGAGCAGGTTTTCCCGAAAATAGAGATGATCCGCCGTTCCGGCGTCGTCTCCCTTCGCGGCATCGCCCGCGAGCTTGGCAACAGGAAAGATGTCGAGACATCGAAGGGCGGCGAATGGTCGGCCCAGCAGGTCAAGAATATATTGAAGCGAGTCGGCAAAGCATAAAAACGCCACACTTGGTAATTAATTTATGACATCGAAATGAAAATGGGCATTTTACTTTGGCCGCTGGGCCTGACGAAAAATGAGGCCGCCCAGTATATAGGCGTCAGCCCGACGCTGTTCCTGCGGATGGTGAAACGAGGCGTGATGCCACTAGCGAAACAACTGAGCAAGGGCCGCATCGCCTGGGACCGGGGCGCCCTCGATACGGCATTTGAGGCCTTGCCGGCGCATGAAACGGCGCAAAACCCTTGGGACGAGCATGACTAAGTACATTAAAAGAGACAGGGGACGCCTTTACCTTCGTTGCGCCGGGATGAAGCCGATCCGGCTCTACGAGCTGGAAGGTACGCCGGAATTCGCCATCGAATACGAGCAAGCCCTCCATCGCATGACGGCTGCGATCCCCGGCCGCTCCCGTGGATCATTCCACTGGCTTATTGTTAGATACTTTTCCAGCCCCGAATTTTGCTACCTGATGCCGAGGACGCAAAAGGTGCGCCGGCGCATCCTCGAGCGCATCTGCCAAGTGAAGACGAGGGCCGACGCTGCTTACAGGCAACTGCTGCCGCGCCACGTCCGCGACCTGCGCGACGAGCTTGCCTCCACGCCGGAGGCCGCCAACGGCCGCGTCAAGGCCCTCCGCCAGGTCTACAAGTGGGCCATCGAGCGCGACCTCGCCGACCATAACCCGGCCGCCAGCGTACCCTACTTCCCGCCGGCCAACCCAGGCGGTTTTCATACCTGGACAGAGGACGAGATCGCCCGTTTCGAGGTCTCCCATCCCATCGGCACCAAGGCGAGGCTGGCGATGGCGCTTCTCTTATATACAGGCGTCCGCCGTGGCGATGTCGTCAGGCTGGGCCCGCAGATGGAGCGCGACGGCTGTCTTGTCTTCACCGAGGAGAAGGGCGCCGCCCACGCGCCGAAAGAGCGCACATTGCCCATCCTGCCGGAACTGCGCCGGGCCATCGATGCCGCGCCGTCAGGCCACCTCGCCTATCTGGTGACCGAATTCGGAAAGCCGTTCTCGTCACCCGGCTTCGGCAACTGGTTTCGCAAGCGATGCGACGAGGCCAGCCTGACCGGCTGCTCGGCCCACGGCCTCCGCAAGGCCGGCGCCGTCAGGGCGGCCGAGGCCGGGGCGACGACAAAACAATTGATGGCGATCTTTGGGTGGCGGTCGGCCAAGATGGCGGATCGATACACCCTCGACGCTGACCGCAGAAAGATGGCGGCGGAGTCCATGCATCTGCTGGTGAAACGTAATTTAGAATAAAAAGTGTCGCAATAACTATGGGGCTGGCGCACAGGCGATAAAGCAAGGAATATCAAAGGGTTAAGAGGGTAGTGGTGCCCAGGGGCGAAGCCCCACAAGTGAGCGGCACCAACTACTTACAATATAACGCGACACTTTAAACCCTCCATAGATATCCATGCATGGTCATCGCCGGTGTCTCCCCACAAAGGAGAGACCTAAATGTTGTTCTACGATATCCACCCACAAAACGACGAGCCGTTGGTTATGACCTGCCTGCGCTGGCTGGTCGAAGGCGTCGTCCTCATCGGCTTTATATGTGTAGTTCTGTTCGCCGTCATCGTCGGCGCGGCATGGATGGGGGTGCTCTGATGGCAAAATATTCTGTCACCGGCGTCGAGAGCGGCGCCTCCGACCTGGGGGCCCTCGTCAAAGTGGGCGGCGAGCACCTCTTTCCCTTCGGCAACGGTCCCAACGACATCCTCCAGCGGCACCGCGCCGCCCAGGACGGCGTCGATACCTTCCCGGCGAGCCGCGTTATGGAGGGCGGTAACCGTTACGAGGATGTCAACAGGCTGTGGTTCGAGGACGACTTCGGCGTCAAGGTCAAACATCCAAAGAAGGGCTATCGCAATAAGCACTGCAACCTCGTCGCCAGCCTCGACGGCCTGATCGAAGAGAAGAAACCGTTCACCATCACCGATCACCAGGGCCTCGCGCATACCCTCGAGGGCCGTGGCGTCATCGACTTCAAGTCCCCGACCTATACACCTGACGATCCCGAGGGGTTGCACTACATCTTGCAGGTCCAGGGTCAGATGGACTGCGCCGGCGCCGACTGGGCGATCATCGCCTACCTGCCGCGCGTCAACCTCGAGTGGGTCATCGCCGTCACCCATCGCCACACAGGAATGATCAAGGCGATCCACGAGGCCGTCGATACCTTCTGGCTGCATATGGAAAAAAATACCGACTATCCGCCGGCGACGACCGCCGAGGCCAACAGGTTGATCGGCGGCAACCGCCGGCCCGATGCCCTCGACCTCGTCGAGGGGTGCCCCGACGACAGCCCCATCGACCGCAACGGGCGCGACGAGCTGATGAACCTGGCCGAGAGTTACTTCGCCGGGGTCAAGACCAAGAAGGCCGGCGAAAACCTGAAGGAGGAAAGCCAGCTCGCCATCCAGCAAATTATGAATGGCGTCGAGCGGGTTGGGATACCGGGCGTCAACATCAAATGGACGACGATGGAGTATCGCGCCAGGCCGAAGACGGCGACGGTGGTCCTCGACGGCTTGAAGGAAGATGAACTGGCGGCGGTGATGGAACTCGCCGACAAGGTGAAAAACGGCGAGCCGGCTAAAACCGGACGCCGCTTCTCGGCAAAGGAGGTCGATGATGTCTAGAACACTCGCCAAGATCGAAGACGCCGGCGAAATTCTCGAGCAGGTCATCATCGAGGGCGACCTGGCGAAGCTCTCGCCGGCAGATCGTGTCAGCTATTATAAAAAGGTCTGCGAGTCCGTCGGCCTCAACCCGTTCTCGAAGCCCTTTGACTACATCAAGCTCAACGGGAAGCTCACCCTCTATGCGCGTCGCGACGCCGCCGACCAGCTTCGCGCCCTTCATGGGGTCAGCATCAAGGTGCTGTCGAAGGAGCTCGAGGACGGCCTCTACACCGTCCACGTTGCAGCCGTCGATAAAAACGGGAGAACCGATGAGGACATCGGCGCCGTCATGCTTGCCGGCTTGCGTGGCGAGGCCAAGGCAAACGCGATGGCGAAAGCGATGACCAAGGCGAAGCGTCGGGTCACGTTGTCCATTTGTGGCCTCGGCTGGCTCGACGAGACCGAGGTCGCCGACATCGCGGGGGCCAAAAGCCCGACCGAGACCCTCGATGAGCTTTTTCCCGCCGATGAGGGGGATGCGGCCAAGACCGAGGGCCGAGGATCGCCCACCAGCGCCGTGGAGGGAGATCGGGTACCCATAGGTGTCGAGAAGCCAGACGCCCCTACAGGCTTAACCACGGCCCCTGCGGAGGGCATCGCTCTGAAAGTAAGCGAAGAAACCTACGATCTTGAAAATGCCGGAGAATTTTTCAAGGAATACCTGAAACAGCTTCAGTTCGCGGCCGAAACCGACGACATACCCTGCCGGGAACGGATGACCAGGCTGAAGGAGTTTGAGCAGCTCAACATGGAGAGCCTCGACGTGATCCCGGCCGAGGGTAAAAATAAATTGATCGAGTGGCGGAAGAAACTTAACCGGAAGCTCGGCGCCCTGGCGAAGAAGGAGTGACGGCGATGGAAATATGTCCGACGTGCGGGGCGGTAAAAAAACAGCCAGGCTTGAGCCCGGCCCAACTAGGGGTGCTCGAGATCATCAAGACTTTCATTTCTGATCACGGCTACAGCCCATCCCTCGACGAGCTGGCTGGCCTTCACCATACCAACAAGTCCAACGTCTATCGCCATGTCAAACGTCTCATATCCCGTGGCTATCTTCTTCACCTGCCGTTCCGGCAGCGGACGCTGACCGTCGTCTAGGCCAGGAAGAGCGACCGCTCCTCGGCTCGGCGTCGAACGAGTCCGAGGAGCACCCTTCCCCCACCCATCCTCCAGCGGCCGAACTGATTCGCGGCCCCCAAATAATCGCCACGGTTCAGCTTTTGGCGAAGTGTAGATCGCTGGAGGGCGCCGGCGCCGACGTTGTAGCAAAAAGATACAAGACTTGAGAATTCATTCCACGTCAGCGGCGATGAAATGAGGCGAACCACCGCTTGCTCAAATGTCCTGACCTGCTCACCCAATAGCTCGTCAGCACGAGACTTGGATATGGGCCTCGTCTTGAGCGTAACCTTGCGGCCGCCGATCCTGACGGCGCCATAACCAATCGAAGGAATGCCGGCGGGACATAGATACGGCTCGAGTCGCAGTCCCTCGAATCGTCTAATGATCGATAGCCCACTTGCATTTATGTGAGATTGTTTCTCGACGAGATCGTCGTAGATGATATCGATAGCGCCGGCCATTACGATCTGGAGCGATACTTCTCGAGGCTGCGGTTGCCAAACCAGAACGCCATCACGGCGGCGAACAATGCCATCACATCGTCCGACCAAACGGTGCCGAGGGCGGTGATGCTATCGACGCCGGCGGCGGTCAATGCGATGTAGGCGGTCACCTCGATGAAAACAAAGAGCGAGAAGAAAACATAGGTGATCACCGGCCTCACACTTCCGCGTAGCCCATCGATGAACCGGACGCCTGTCATCTTATCGTGCCGGTGGAGGCTTTTCATCTCCTCGATGTCGCCCATCACGTTTATCTCTTCCAGCTTCTGGATGTGACCGGCCTCCTGCATCGTCATCTGGGCCTCGAGGATCGAGAGCTCGTGTTTCTTATCCTGCTTGTCCTGAAAATAATTAAGGATGGACGGCATCCACGAGCCGAAGAAACCTATTAAAGCCGAGAGAGCAGTGAACATCAGATACTCCTACTCTTTTTTTTTGGCTTATTGGCTGTGTAGTTTTCGCCCCAAATTAATGCACAGGCTATTCCGGTGCTCGCCGCCGAAACAATCGTCCATGATCCTCTCTTAGAGGTGAATAGCATCATCACCAGCGTACCCTTAGTCGAGTCGAATGTTCCGGACCCAATTAATATTTCGTTATATTTCTCTAACAACAGCGGCAATAACATGGTTGTCTTCAAACACTGATTGGGTCTGACACCAATAGTAGTTTCTGGGTTAGCTGGAGTATCCTTGATAGAGGACAGTGACGCATCGGCCACCACGCACCCTGTTAGCAAAAGCATTAAAGCTGCGATAAACCCGCGCATTATTTCTTCCACCGTTCCCGTATCTTGAACGACAGCAAAAACAGGCCGCCCACCACCAGCAAAGCGTTCCCGGCTAAAACAAAGAGACTGGTGTATTCGGTGATGATCTGAACACCCGTCCCGCCACCGCCAACAGCAACAGACACTTTGCCAACGGTGTCGCTGCTCATCTGCTGAACGAATTCTCCAGCCTTGTTCATCGCGCCCTCGCCACCATCCGTACCTTTGTGGCCTTCAATGTTGCTTTAGCCGTCTTAATGTCAGCATGATTGCTGGGCAGAAGATCAAGGTCACGGCGCAGCTTTTCGTACAGCTTTTCATCTGCAACTTTCTCGGTGACTAGTCGTTTTAATGCCATGTCATTAACTCCATTGCAGTGCGACGGCGTGGATTTTCTGTTCCTTGGTATTTAGAGTTTCGATCTTATATTTCATCGCCGTTGCACTGGACTGACCACTGATATCAACGGTGCCGGTAAGGATGCGTCCGGTTGTTAGGTCGGCGACTTCAGATAAGGTCATTTGGGTATAGGTGGTGCCACCATTCCTACTGGCGTAGGCTTTCAGGTCTGTGTTAAGCGTCACCGAATCGACATCCTGTTGCCAGATTACGATATTGGCGTCATCGGGTGCGGCGAGAGCCGTGGTGGCATTGGAGACAAGGGTCATGTTGGCACCACCACTGGGCATTGTGTACGACACATCATCAAGGTCCACGCCTCCGCCACCACTTGAAAACGCAATGGTGAATGTCATGTCGCCGCTGTATGTCTGCGAGAAAACATGTTGGTCAACATCATTTTTCTTGATCGTGATAGTTGACCCGACACGACCAATCTCAAACGTATCAGTGTCTGCATAATTAATAGTCTGCAAGTTCCCGCCACCGCCGTAGCGCGTTTCGTTAGCCGTCCAATCAGCCCACCAAAAGCTATCCGTCATAGACCCCATACTGGCGGTGCTATCGCTGACCCAAGTCCCCTCCTCGGATGTTGCGAACACGCCAACAGCGACACCGCCGCAAGTGCGGTAAATAAAGTTGACGGTGAAATCGCCAGAGAAATTTTGGGTAAGGCGGATAGCGGCATTGGCCCCGTTGTCGTCAATGTCGTCACCAGTGAAGGTGAAATTGCCGGTGGTCCCCTCCCACTGGCCGCTTGCGCTTGGCGTTGTAGCTTCACCAATACCACTATAATAATCGTCCGACGCGACATAGGTTTCATTCGTTGACCCGCTAGTATCGACACCTGTCTCGTCCTCGAACTCATCGACTACGCCATCGACCATGTTCTGCACTGTCAGACCACCGTTTACACTAATGCGAAACGCATTGAGCATGATGTTGGCTTTTTCGGCGTCGGTAGCACCGCCGGATAGGCCGGTCAGTTGCGAGCCGTCCACAGCGGGAAGCCCGGTGGCGTCCAGCAAAACCATGTCGCCGTTAGCCGTGCCGGTGTTCTTGACCGCCGCCGTGCCGAGGCCGAGGCTGGTCCGTGCCGTGGCTCCGCTCTCATAGGCAAACGCGCCCGCGCCGGTCGCGAAAATTAGCTGGCCGTCGGACGCCGGGGCGCCCAGGCTGTCGATGTCTTCAAGCACACCGTCAACGGCTATGGTTCCTGACGAGGTTATGGTCGAGAACGAAAAGCCAG